ATAATTGTGTTACCGCGACAATATAGCCTGTTGGTAATTGATTCGGGTCCGTAATGCCATGCCTTGCAAGAATCGCTTTGATTCTCGGATGTTCGCAGGCCTCCATGTCGATTTTGTTTCCTGCATGGATTCCGAGAAATCCACGGTACTTCGTTCCCCATCCTCTGGTTTCAAATCCTTTTTCCCTGAGTGCAGCCAGTGTTGCCCACGGCTGATGCAGTGTTACAACCTCAATTTCCACAAAACCACTCCTCTCACAAAAATGTCATTTGTCCATCAATGCCCTGGGCCTTTACCCAAGGTTCGAATTCTTCAAATTTGCATACTGTATGGTATCTGCCGTTTACCCAGCCTGCAAAGCAATGGTGCTTTACCGTTGGATAATGCTTGTTATATGGCATTACGTAGGGCCGTATCCCCAATTCGGTCAGTTTCCGGAACCGGTACATGTCTTCTTCAAAGGTCGTATTGAATCCGATCAGCATAAAGCACATGTGGCGCCATAGCTTGATCCTCTCCGCAAGAATTTTGATACCATCCATCACCTGACGTTCAAATGCCATCAGATCCCAAGCATAATGGATGGATCTCAGGTGCTTCACTTCAGATATGGCCTTTGCAATCTCCGGAGTTACAAGCCTGACGTCAATCCCCTGGGTGATGTCAACCGTAAGATCACGCTTTTTGATTTCCTGAAGCTTTCCGAGGACATCCGGATCGGCTGTCAGGTTATTGTCCAGAAGGATAAGGACTTTACTCTTTGGATTCAGCAGATCCTTTATCTCAGAAACCTGCCTGAATTCACCTTCCTTCCGTGGTACAAAACAAAACCCACAATTCCGGATACATCCCCGTGAAGAAAACCCGATACCGGCATTTATAATGGTTTCTGCCTTTTTGATTTTTCTTTCCCTTTTTCCAATTCCACCACGGATCCTCGGAAAGATATCCTCAACATGATACAAGTCGAAATCCGGCTTCATTGTTTCAATCTCTGCCGGTAGGTTTTTGCTCAGATCCCGCCCTGTCCCTCCGACTTCCGCTTCCGGATAGACTTTCAGCAATTCTTCCACCGCAGGCCGGTTCCAGGTGAACAGGGTGGAAATATATACTTTGTCCGGTTTATTGCATTGACCGAGGAAAACAGTATCTCCATTCTGCTTATGCCAGCTGGAAAGTTTCATCAATGCCAGGTTCGGAATCTTTCCGTCCGTATCAATCAACAATACCTTCATGAGTACACTCCCTCCGGTTATTCCTGCCCGACTGCCGTATTCATTCCATCAAGGTAATCAAACAAAGTAGGTACATCAATATCCGCTTCCGCTGCCTTGAGGTACCCAACTCCATCCCGGAATGATTCCGGATTAAGTTCAATACCAAACCCATCCCGTCCCATTTTTACCGCTTGCATCGGTACTGTCATCAGACCGGCAAATGGATCACATACCAAATCCCCCGGATTCGAATACCGATTGATAATTCTCTCGACAATATCAATCTGCAACGGGCATATATGCATCTGAAGCTTTTTCTGGCTCTGCTTCCCGTTCAGCGTCTTCATACGGTTGATATCATCCCATATCTGATCGCTCCAGCTTCCCGGTGCCACAACCATAAAAGATGCCGGAAGCTTCCCGCTCTCGTCCAATTCCATTGCCAGCTTCACATGTTCGTCATAGCTGTAAACCGTGTCCCGGGAATATTTGCGATAGGCTGCCTGCAATTTGTTTACCGGAATGGACGCCAGCTCATCCTTCCTGATAAGCCGGTTCCCGGAAGAACGCCAGAATGCATGTGCATCGATCTGCCATTGGGCGCGGGTATATTCCTCTTTTGTTTTTGTAACCGGCGTATCTGCATAGGCCTTGCTTGTGTCTGACGGGAGCTTCCTGAACAGGAGAATATATTCCGGGCATCCTACTCCCATTTTCGAACCGTCCTTGCACTGCTCCGTCCACCCGAGCCGGTAAGTCTGGTTATTCTCCCGAACAACATCCGTTAATACCGGTATACGGCCCATGTACTGGAATCCGTGTTTGATGAAATGAAAAACTGTCATATCGGAGAAAGGATCCACTGTCGGCATTCCGGTTCCAGTCGCATTGCCGAATAGGATACGGTCCTTCACATGGATTGCCGCAACCCTTCCAGGCATCAAGGTACGGAAGAGCTCTGGAGTAAGAAAGTCCATCTGTTCAAAAAATGCTTCGTTATCTTCGTTATGCCCGAAATCATTATAGGTTTCCGTATACTCATAGTGATTCCCGAAAGGTATGGATGTATGGATAAGCCCGAAACGATTTTCCGGTACCCTCTGAAGTTCCTCAACGCAATCATTGTTTATAGCCGTGAAATGCCTGCCTTTGATCTCCACCCGTTTCACCCCCATGTATCTTGTCAGCCTGCTCGATCTCGCTGTATTCGACAGACCGTATTTTCTTATGATTTCTGTCATTTTTCTGGTAAGGTAGTTGTACTGCTCCCATTTTTGAAGCAAGACCTGCAGGATCCTTTTCTCGCTTTCGGTGTAGATGATGTCTATAATGACCTTCTCCGTCTGGAGGAACCGATATATGCGGTGAATTGCCTGAATGAAATCATTGAATTCATAATCAATCCCAACAAATATGGCCCTGTGACAGAATCTCTGGAAGTTACAACCCTGACCAGATATCTCTTTTTTCGTTGCCAATAGCCGAATCTTTCCATCCGAAAAATCTATGACGCTCTGTTCGCGGATATCGTAATCCTGGCTCCCGTATACCTCAACAGCATCCGGAAGAGCCTTTTTGATGGCTTCCCGTTCGGCCTCCAGGTCATGCCACAGGATAAAATGATCCTCCGGGCTTACATTAACGATCTCTGCCATTTTTGTAACTCTTGCCTGAATGCTTTCCCGCTTCTCCCTCGCCTCGTCCTGGAGGGAAATTGCTGCATCCCGCACCAGTTTCAACTGTCCGTCCTTATCCGTTCCGGCCGTCCTGTGGTCGACAGCGATTTCATGGTACCTGATCTCCATAGGAGGCAGATCATATCCGGTATCATCGCATCCGAGGTCTGACGGCTTCGTTACAAACAGAGCCCAGCTGCTCATCCAGAGCCAGAATTCCTCTTCCTTGTGCGGATAAAGAGTCAGATTGTTTGCCTTTGTGCTGTCCCGTTTAAAGAATCTGGTCAGTGCATGGCCGGTGTCCATTACTTCCAGAAATCCGGCGTAGTGGATGAGTTCCTTGTATTTGTTCGGTGCCGGTGTAGCTGTAAAGACATATTTGTACTTCACTCCCTTGAACTTTGGGAGAAACGTCTGGTATGTATCGCTTCCATAGCTCCTTAGTACCGCCGCCTCATCCAGACTGCAGACGGTGAAGTATGTCGGATCGATATCCCCGTCCCGGACCCGCTCATAATTGGTCAGGAGAATATTCCCGGTTGAGGCATATACTTCAGCCATGTTCCGAACATATTCAGGCTTGTCCATTCCAAGAAGCTCAACGGCATCTTTACAAAATTCCTGTTTCACTCCGAGTGGCAAAACAATCAAAGCCTTCCCGCCTTCGTGTTTTACAATGATCCTGCATATTTCAAGGTCAATTACCGTTTTCCCGAGCCCAAATTTTGCAAATACGCCGCGCCTACCGCCTTTGATCGCCCAACGAACCATTTTTCGCTGATGTTTTTTTAGTTTCTGATTGATTTCTGAATCAGAAACATCAAACCCAGTTTCGGGAGCAATATCAATCTTTGAGTTGAGAAAATCCATATACTGCATCACGCTCCCACCTTCCATTCAAGATTTCTTTGTTTCAGGTATATATCTGCAACGCTCAACATTTCGTCAGCGAACTTATAAGCGTTATCCCCCGCTATCTGTAGCTGTGTACCGGCCTTTCGGTCAATTATCCATAATGTGTCGTTTCTACGATCTACGGCATAAACAATGCCTTCGAACTCCGATTCCACGATAAGCACCTTTTTCGACTGTTCAATCTCTGTAAGCATCATTTCTGTTATTTTCATCTGTGTTTTCCTCGTATTTCAGATTCCCCATGATGATCTCCCTCATGAGTCTGCATTTCTCTGTATCGCTTGCCTTTAGGAGCATTTCGGAGGTCAAGATTTGATATTGCATAATTTAAACGTCCTCCTAAAATATTTCAGGTAGATGTATCCGGTTGCTCCATTCCTCTGCTTTCCGACTATGACCTTGATATCAAAGCAATCCTGTGTTTCATCGGTCCCATCCGGAACGTGAAGGAATATGACGTTATCCGCATCCTGTTCCAAACTGCCGGATTCACGCAGATCATGCAGTTCCGGTTCGCGCCCTGCTTTTGATCCTTCTCTTGTGAGCTGGCTTAGTGCAACAACAGGTATTCCGAATTCAAGGGATATCTCCTTGAGCTGCCTGGAAATATCAGCCACTTCCTGTGTCCGGTTGTCCACCTTTTTCAGACTTTTGCACAATTGGAGGTAATCTACTATCAGCAGATCCAGCTTTCCG